GGGTTAGGTTTTTGTGAGGGAAACGCAATAAAATATATTTGTCGATATAAGTCTAAAGGCGGGGTTCAAGACTTAGACAAGGCAATACATTACATTCAATTATTAAAGGAGTCCTACAATGGGAACAGTTAAGACTAAGATTTTTGTAGCTGGCAAAGCAGGTGCCATAAAGGCAAACAGCTACGAGCTGATGACTAACGACATGGCAGAGGTACTAAAGTACCTAGATGCCAACAAGGGGGCTGAGTTTAAGCCCCTATATGTAACTTCTACTGAGGGTTCTAAATAATGGATGAATACAGCAAGTATATTGCCAGCAGCCGCTACGCCCGTTGGCTTCCTGAGCTGGGCCGAAGAGAGGCATGGCCCGAAACTGTCCAGCGATACACAAAATACTGGGGCTCGTTGCTGTCCCCTGAAGAGGCCTCAGAGCTAGGAGAAGCCATAGAAAATCTAGACGTTATGCCTTCTATGCGCTGCTTAATGACCGCAGGGCCTGCTCTAGAGAGAGACAACGTAGCTGGCTTTAATTGCTCGTATCTTCCTATCGACCATCCCAGAGCTTTTGACGAGTTAATGTACATTTTGTTGTGTGGCACAGGCGTAGGCTTTAGCGTTGAGCGCCAATACATCTCTAAGATGCCTGAGGTTTCATACGATATGCACCCTACAGACACTGTTATTGTAGTTGCAGACTCTAAAATAGGATGGGCAAAGGCTATGAAAGAGCTTATAGGCTTGCTTTACTCTGGACAAGTACCGCAGTGGGATGTATCTAAAGTTAGAGGTTCTGGAGAACGTCTAAAGACTTTTGGAGGCAGAGCCTCTGGCCCTCAACCTTTGGTAGACTTGTTTAATTACACAGTAGAGACATTTGAGGGTGCTAAGGGTAGACGCCTAAGTAGCTTAGAAGCCCACGATCTTTGCTGTAAGATAGCAGAGGTTATTGTGGTAGGGGGTGTTCGTAGGTCTGCCCTTATATCTCTAAGCAACCCCAGTGACGGACGCCTTAGAGGAGCTAAAAGCGGCCAGTGGTGGATGACAGAGGGCCAGAGAGCTTTAGCTAACAACAGTGCCTGCTATACAGAAAAACCAGAATTTGATTTTTTCTTAGGCGAGATGCAGGCTCTCTACGAATCTAAGGCTGGAGAGCGTGGTGTCTTTAACCGAAAGGCGGCCCAGCACATAGCCTCTAAGAACGGGCGTAGAGAATCTGATTTTGAGTTTGGCACTAACCCCTGTAGTGAGATTATTCTACGACCCAATCAGTTCTGTAATCTAAGTGAAGTAGTGGTGCGTAAGGGAGACACGTTAAACGCTCTAAAAGAGAAAGTGCGTGTCGCTACTATACTAGGCACCCTACAGTCTACGCTTACAGATTTTAGGTACTTAAGGCCCGTGTGGAAAAAGAATACAGAAGAAGAGTGTTTGTTAGGGGTATCCTTAACAGGAATTATGGATCACGCTATCTTAAACAACCCGTCAGGGAAACTAGAAAGATGGCTCAGAGAACTAAGGGAGGTCTCTATTGATACTAACAAACAGTGGTCAGAGCGGCTTGGTGTTAATCAAAGCGTTGCCATTACGTGTGTTAAACCTAGTGGCACAGTTAGTCAGCTTGTTAACTCTGCTAGTGGCATACACCCTCGCTTTGCTCCCTTTTATCTTAGGACGGTCAGGGCTGATAACAAAGACCCTCTTAGTCAATACATGGTTGAGGCTGGTTTCCCTTACGAAGTGGACGTTACCAAGGCTACAACTAATGTGTTTGCTTTTCCTGTACGGTCACCGTCAGGCTCTGTGTGCGCTGACGGGGTTTCTGCATTACAACAGCTTGAGCTTTGGAAGTTTTACGGGGAGCACTGGGCAGAGCACAAAGTTTCTATTACGGTGTATTATAGCCCTGACGAGTTCTTTGGCGTTTGTCAGTGGTTATGGGATAATTTTGACATTCTTAGTGGTGTAGCTTTGTTACCTAGGTCAGAGCACACATACGCTCAGGCCCCTTATCAAGAGATTAACGAGGTACAGTACAAGATAGCCGAGGGTCTTATGCCTAAGTTTAATTGGGCTGAGGCCGCTAAGTACGAGTTTGAAGACACCACTACAGGCAGTCAAGAGTTAGCCTGTGTGGGTACTTCATGCGAGTTTACAGGAGCGTAAAAAAACCCCCTTTGGACTCTTTTTTAAATCCAGAGGGGGCAAAGGTCCTAAGGTAGCATCTTAGGGTTTAATTCTCTCCCCAACGGGCGGCAAGCCCTGATCTGGAGTCAACGTGCGTAAAGGAGTCGTAGCGTCCTACGGACAACCCTAGGGACGTTGCGTAGTCCGCAACAGCACTAGGCTCCACCTCCTTTACCTGTATATCCGCAGCCCTACCCTTGGTGTGCTGAGACCTCTCAGAGCCTCCTACGGACTTGTTATGCGCTAAACACCTACACCCTGACGTTACAGTAACGGGCTTGTCAAAGTGCTGCCTAATGGACTCTAGGGCCTCTAGGGTCATGGAGTCTACGGTGTCAAAGCCACACCCACAGCGGCAGGCGAACTCTTTTCGGTTAAAATGTTTAGATAGTTCCACTTAAGGGGTCCCTCCTTTTTGAACGGCCTTCATTAAGCCTCTCTGCTCAAGAGGTGGACTGTCAGCGGGAAAAGACTTTCCCAGAGCAGCCATTAACTTGTCTATTTCACCCTTAAATCGGGTACCGTATGGAAGAGAATCCCTGTCCCACCCACGCATTGTGGGCATAGGGGAGTTTTTTCCACCCTGAATATAACCCCCTATAACCTGATCTAACCTAGAGTTAACCCACCAAGAATCAAAATCTCGTTTTTCTCCCTCTGCTTGCGCTCTCTTGTAGCTATCCCGCGCCCACGCCATAACTTCTGGCTCGGAGTAAGATGCGTCAAGTAGTGCTTTATGGCGTTCAGGGTCTATATCTCTTAGCTGATGTAGGGTTTCACCAAATATAATCTCGTCAACGTACCCCTCAGTAGCCCCAGCGTCCTCAAACTTTTTTCGGTTAATGTACGTTATTGTTTCACCCGTAGGCGAGTCCTCTCCTCTATAAGTTTCAGCGTATCGGAAATCAGAAGGAGAAAACTCAGCGGCCCACTCGCTCTCAGGGGCAATAGAAGCCTTAGATGCCGCGTTAAACTTTTCTTTAAACGCCTGTTCTTCCTCTGTACTACCCCCTGCATTCAACGCTGCAAAAAGTCCTCCTGCACCCGCAACCGCAGTGGCTCCTTTCTGCTGTGTAGCAAACGCTTGTTTAGCTGCATCAGTCGGCTCGACTGCAAGCATCCCCTCTAACGCTTCTCGGGCAGTAAAAGGAGAAGAGACAGAGGCCTGAACCCTATCACTTACTTTGTCTGCGTTTCTCTGGGCTTCTCCTGTTGTCTCGTCCAACTGTTTTAAGTAATTCCTAGACATAGCAGGAGTAACAGCAATAACGCTGTTTTCCCCCACTGCTTTAGGGCTGTTCAGCACTGGTATATTTTCTAAGAAATCATGCTCATCACTTAAAACAGCGTGGACGCGCCCTGACTTATTAACGTGATGCGTAGAGCGTATGCCCCCTTCTACAATAGCCGAACCGGGCCGAGCAGAGCTTAAAAATATTTGCCCGTCCTTTACAATAATACTAGCGTTGTTAGGGGGCTGCGTTCCTTTATTGCTCATCTTAAAGTCTTTTACTCTGTCAGGGAACTGCTTTTTAAAATCTGCCCAGCTTTCTTTTACAACTTTCTTTGTCTGCCCCGCAGGCCTTCTTTTGTTGTACTCTGATGCCTGATCTTTTCTTGCATTAATTATTTTTTGGTACTCTGGGTCTTCTCTAAGGGCTTTCCCATAGTATTCGTTGACTCTCTTATCAATAGCGGCCTGTAAAACACGCTGTAGCTCTGCGTCTGTTTTAAAAGGCTTATATCCGTTGTCTTTAAAAACATCCTCAATTACTTGGTTATTAAAATTGTTTGTTGAAAACGCATCTCCATAATGATTACCAGATATTTGACTTTGAGGTCTTTTCATCACTATTTGAACAGGCTTACTGTGGTTAGTAATTTTGTGAGCTTCATCTATTAGGCTTTCAAAAGCTACGGCTAGTTTATTGCTAACGGGGATTTT